CCCAGCCCCTTGCCTCAGTCATCTCAGCCTCAGTCATACGCTCTGTCTGACCCTCAAAGAAGGGCTTACGCATACGCTTCTCAGCAAGCTTAATGATGTGCATCGCTGGCGGGTTCTCGAAGCTGGCAATGGCAAACTTCCAATCATGTTCTTCAGCGAGGTTGACCATCACAGAGTCAATCCATTCGCTCTTTCCTGATCCCGGTAGGCCGGTGACCACAGTCAACTGCCCCTCTAAGATCGTGTAAATGCCGTCCAGCCCAGCGTACCCAGTGGACTTGCCGTTCATCAGCCCCCTATCGTAGAGGAACTGCACATCATCAGAGTAATCATCTGCCGAATACACGCCGACCAGCGGCGTAGGCGTGGCCTCTTCCACCAGATCAGCAAGATACTCAGGGCCGTGCTTCATCAGTACGTCATTCGCGTCCTTGCACCCCTCAGGGATCTCTAGGTGGTAACACTTAGCCCGACCCACACGGCGCATGATCTCTTCGCCCAGCGCCTCCCCCGGCTCATCGGTGTCCATAGCCAGCACAATCTTCTGTGCCTTCTCGAAGATGTCTTTGCTCTTCCAGAGGTAGGCGAACTTGCGATCCTCTTCTGGATCAACCTTCCGGTTACTGACCTTCTGAGGCGCACCGTTGGGGACTGACACCACCAAGGTATCGTCCCTCTTGCCTATGGCATCAACAATAGACACAGCATCCATCTCGCCCTCAGTGATGATCACTGTGGTAAGGGTGTCACCCGGATCGTTCTCGACGTTCCACAGAGTTTGCGCCGAGCCGTCTTGAATGAACCGCTTGCCCTCGACGCTTCGCCATTTCGTTGCGGTGTCTTCGTATCGAAACCCGACTGCTGGCAGATCACCAGCGCCGTGGAAGAAGTGGTCAGCCCCAACAATCTTGAGGTGATCGACTCTCTCTGGAGTGATGCCGCGAGAGATCAGAAAGTTCTGGCAGATAACAGGATCGGTCTTGGCTTTCTTTGTGATAGGCATGACCTTTGCTGGCGTATCAATCTCAAAGTCATCTTCCACGATACTTCTGTGCCTCACCTTGCCCGACATGTCGCAGTGCCAGCAGTTATAGAGCAGTCCCTCACCATCGTCCGTAATGCTGAGGGTTCTCTCCCCCTTTTTCTTTCGATGCGGCCCACACACTGGGCATTGATGCCTGCCGTCTCCAAGCTGGCGTATTGAATAGTCGAGATCCTCATCTCGCATTGGCTGGTTCATGGCTTCTCCTTCTTGTGAACCGTTTTCGATTGTGATATTTATAGAACGTTCCACTGTAGAACGTCCTATTCAACCTTCGGTTATTTAGAACGTTCCTCTCTAGAACGTTCTATGATTTCCCTCAGGTTCTCTACGGCATCTCTAGAAGCCCTTGTCCGTCTCACGCCAAGGTCTGCCTTCGCTACCGCATAACTGATCGCTACAAAATCCTCCTTGCTGATACCTGCCTCATCCCATAAATCAAACTGATCAATCGTGATCAGCCACCTGAATGCCTCAGACCGGATCTCTTCTTCTTTGTCTGCCATGTCTAGCAGAGTTTGTTCCAGCACACGCTGCGCTAGGTTAGCCATCGATCTGTTCAACCAAGATTTCTGACCGGGGATTCTCTTTATCGAGTCCGTGAAAGATATGCTTCTCTTTTACCTGCCTGTCGTTGGTGTAAGCATGACCTTCAAGACAATCCAAGATCACAGACTCATCTAGGTCTGGCCTCCGTGTCTTGTAGTAGATGGTCATGGTCACCCGCAGATCTCCCTCAAGCAGCACATCTAATGTTGGGCACTGCTTCTCAAACTCAGCCACATAATCACGAGCCTTCTGACTCTTGATGAACCTTGGCCTTCCACCAAACGTCACAAGCTTCCTGCTGTTTGCCTTGCTTGCAGGTTCTCCGTAAATCGTTGTGCAAAAGGTGTTGTTCTTCATGTCGCAGGTCGTTATACTCGCAGTCCTGAAGGAGAAAAGCAATGAGTAAAATCACTGATTGGATAATTGAGCAGGAGGCGAGAGGAGAGATCGTCTTCAATGAACAGGAAAGTGTTTATGAACTTAGAGATAAAACGCGATGTGAGCATGGAAGTCCCGACCCCCGGAGAACGAATGGCAAAGATACCATTCGATCAGATGTTTCTGAAGGACGCAGTGGACATTCCGGTGACAGAAGACGAGGTGGCGAGGCGTTTGAGCGCCGTCAGGAGCGCCTATCGGCGTTGGCAAGATCGATCTGGGGCAGAAAACGAAAGGGAGTTCTTCATTGGTAAGCACCAGCAAGGTGATCAATTGAGTATCCGCGTTTATTGCAAGAAGGGGCCAGAGCGAAATGAAAGTTACGAACCAACACAACCTACCGCCGACCATCGTTTCGGCACTGAGTCGTGATGACTACACCAGAGGCAAAAGCCATCGGTCTGTCACTCAGCTAATCGATTCGCCTCAGGTACGCATCCTGCGGGAACGTCACTGGGACAGTCTTACTGAGGATGTCAGTGAAAAGATGTGGTCTGTGCTGGGCACTGCTGTTCACAAGGTGTTCGAGGATCACACTGAAGGTGATGTCATTAGCGAGGAGAGACTGTTCGTTGAGGTAGATGACTGGGTGATCAGTGGCGCTATCGACCTGCAAGATGCGCGAGGCATCGTGGATTACAAATGCACCAGCGTGTGGTCAGTCATCCATGACAAGATCGAATGGGAGCTTCAGCTCAACGCATACGCTTGGTTGATGCGCCACTCCAAGAACGTCAACCCTCAAGAGCTACGGATCGTAGCCGTCATGCGGGACTGGAATCGCAGGCAGGCTGAGAACGATTCCGGTTATCCACAGGCACCTATCGCTGAGTTGCCCATCACTCGATGGTCAGACGCCGATCAGGACGCCTACATGGAAGAGCGGATTGCTTTGCATCAAGAGGCAGAGTTCCGAAGCTTCAACGACGAGTCCCTTCCTCCATGCACAGAATCAGAGATGTGGGCTAGGCCCGACAAGTTTGCAGTCAAGAAGGCTGGGAACAAGAGGGCATTGAGAGTCTTCGATTCGATGGATGAAGCGAAGGCGTACTGGTCTGATCTTGACGAGGGTGTCAGTGCGGAGATCGAAGTCCGCAAGGGTGCCAACGTGAGGTGTGAAGACAACTGGTGCCGTGTCGCGGAGTTCTGTGAGCAGCATCAAGGGAGAAGCAATGATTGAGAATGACCGAGAGGTGTACGAGAAGATGGTGGCTATCTGGTCAATCACTCGGATACCACGTTTGCAGATGAATCCCACCGTCGCAAATGTTTCTTTTCAGTGGGATAGAGGAGAGATCGCTGCCATACCGTTCACCATGTTTGATGAACTGGCACCGATTGAGATCGTGATCTTTTTAGAAAAACAGATGGAGAAAAAATATGGCATCGACGCCACAACATTCAGAGCCGACCTTTCGGGATATCTGGCAGACCCTTTCAGCAGTCAACGTTGAAGAGTTCATTGAGACGAAGATGGGCCTGCGCTACCTGTCGTGGGCGCATGCTTGGATGATCCTGATGGATCATTACCCTGACGCGATCATGGACTTCCCGCCCTGTGAGGTGCATGAGGACGGCAGTGTCACGGTGCATTGCTCAATCGTGATCGGCAAGTTAGCCCGACACATGTGGCTTCCGGTCATGAACAACAAGAACCAAGCCATTGTCAGGCCAAACTCAAGGGACATCTCGGACGCCAAGATGCGGTGCGCGGTCAAGTGCATGAGCCTTTTTGGACTTGCCCTCTATGTATTCCAAGGACAGGAGTTGCCTCAAACGGAACAGCCTGTCGCTGAAGTCAAAGGCAAGCCAGCAAAGAAGCCCGAACCGAAGAAGCCCGAACCTGACGAGGACGGCATTGACTACAGCCAAGAGGCCAACGCCTCGGCCTTCCTAAAGATCTGGGAAGACTGGCTACCCGAACATTCTGATGTGGCGGGGCTGTACCGAAACAACAAAGGCACGATCACCACTATTCAGAACCATCACCCTGCGATCTACGAACAGATCAAGCAGGCTTACCAACGGCGGAAGGCTGAAATAGCTGCCGCAAAAACAGAAGGAGAAGGCTAATGCCTGACTATTCACTCGCTGAGAAAAGCAAAGGAACCCTGTACAACGAGGGCGACAAGCGGAAGTCTGACAAGGCTCCGCATTTCAGAGGAAAGATTGTGATCACCCGCGAACAGGCGAAGCACATTGCCGCGCACTTCAAGGGAGATCCCAACCTAGAGTCTGTGGACTTCCGTCTCGCAGCTTGGAAAAACCAAGGAGACAGTGGTGTATATCTTAGCCTCAACGGAGAAACCATGCCGCCTGACGGCTCACAGGCCGCACCACCGCCTGCGCCCAAGCCAGCAGCACAGGACAACTTCGATGACTTCGAGGATGACATCCCTTTTTAGACTCGTCTCAGGGACACTTCGGGACTGAGGCGTACAAGTTACACCGAAGGGAATCGCCAACAACCAGTGCTGACGCAGCCAACGAAATAAACACCACGTTCCTTGAGGAGATGGTGTTTAGTGTCATCGAAAGCCACGGCGGTGCTGGATGTATCAGTGACGATGTGAGGGCAGCCCTGTCTGGGCTGTCCTATTCGTCGGTAACGGCACGATATAAGGCGCTGGCGGAGAAGGGGATGATCATCTACCCCGGCAGCAAACGTAAAGGAGAGAGCGGCAGGAGCCAACGAGTGATGATTGCTCGGACGATGGTGCCGCATAGCAAAAGGAAGCTATACAGTGGAAGACTTGAAGAAGGAAAAGGCCGCCCTGCGCGGTAAGAAAGTAAGCCGAGAGATCGTGAACCATCTGGAATCGATTGTCGGTTCAGATGTTTCTGACGGCAACGTGTCCAGAACGACAGCGGTAAAGGCTCTTGCGGAACAGATGCAGGTGTCGTTCACCTCGCTGAAGCGGGTTTTGGAAAATGATCGACAGCGCGTGTTCGCAAAGACGCTTGACCGAATGGTTGACTGGTACGAGAAAGACATCGAGGCAGTGACGCCGATAGATGTATCGCCTCACGATATGGCGAACAGACCGGCGCACTACACGGACAGCGGCATTGAATGCATTGATGCAATGGTCGCAGTGTTTGGTGAGCAGCGCGTCAGGGAGTATGCGGAGATCTCTGCGTTCAAATATAAGTGGAGGGCTGGCAAGAAAGGCAGCGAGGCAGATGCCTTGCTAGATAAGGCAAAAGACATCTGGCACACCCGCTACTCAATGGGCGATGATCCTAGAGCTAGTTAGTACGCCCCACTAGATCGTCGTAGAGCTTGTTGAACTCACCTTGCTCTGCGGCGATTTCGTCATACATATCGCGCTCTATCTCGGCGGATCTCTTTGCCGCCTCCGGTGACCTATTGGCGTTTGCACGAGCAGCGTTTCTGCGCTTACGCAATTGCATCAATCGCTTCTCTACCGCCTTCATGCTTCGAGCGAGCGCCAGCTTGTCTCTGTTGTCTTCAATGAACCTGACCCTCTCAGCGCCTCTCAGCGCATCTGCTCGTGCCTGAATCTGTTGCAGCTTGAACTTGCGGTCATAGTAATCCGCCGTGCTTTGCTGCATGTTGGGTTCGCCTTTGACCCTACGCAGGAACGGTATCTCTCTGGTCTCAAGCTCCTCACCTGATGCCCACTTGTCGATTGCATCCAGATTACGGAGTCCGAATGTCCCGGCACCACCAAGAAGAAACTCTGCGTAGTGTTCGAGAACGTCAGGAGATATATCAATCTTGCCCGACTGCTGTTCGTTGCCACCGGAGAAGGTGTTTAGGAACTTCGCCATCGCCACAAACGGCGCTCTAGTGCCGCCCATTTGTAGCTCTGAGTCGGGCAACGGCGTACCGAACCCTGTGTTCTCCCTGTAGATAGGACTGCCAAAGAAGTTCTCGTTGGCAGCAATCTCGTAGGCAGGCTGCCCAATCGTCGGGATTGGAGAGAACCCTATAGGTGAGAACGATCCCATGAACGTGCTGAGAATGTTGCTGGTCGCCTTGTTCAACGAGATGTTGCCTTGCGCCATTTCGTATACCGACTGACCGATAACGTGGAACGTGTTGTATCCATACGGCAGCGGTATCGTGTAGTAGTCCTTCCCGTTCTCCGCCATGATCACCATGTTCCGCTCTTTGACGTAGTCGGGGATCTCAGAGTAATACGACCTGCCCGTTATAGGATTCTCTTCGCTCTCTTCCTCGCCTCGCATAGCCGACAATGCGCCCATGATCATAAGCCCACCAACGGCACCTTGCTTGATACGGCTAGCTTCTGCGCTGAATGGATTGCCTGTCGGCCCGAACAATCCCCTAGCAAAGTTTGCGGTGCCCTGAACACTGGCATTGAAGAACAAGAACAACGAGTTAAGCGCGTCTCCCGCCATACCCTTGCGGTTGAAGTTGATGGTCAGGTTCTTAGCTAGACTTGCTGCTCGTTTGACAGCGGTGTCCCGGTCTATCCCCGAGTCTAAGAGGCGATCTCGTGATGCCTTGAATGCAGCAAACCGCACGGCGTTTTCTACCGCCGAGTTTGTGTCTTCAACGAATGCGCTGACTTGCTCGAAACGCTTCATCAGCGTCCCTTTGGTGGTGCCATTAGCCATATCAATCATGGCCTGTATGGTCTTCACCTGATCCTCTGGAGGACGAGAGTGGAACCAGTCGGCTTTTGCGCCAGCCTGCATGAACTCTATAAAGTCTGCTCTGTCCTTGCTGCTCAAGCCTGTGAGTGATCCACGGAGGGTTTCATCCTTCAGGTCATAGCGTCTCAATCCCTTGTAGAACACACCCATAGATGGGATGACATCCATCAACACTTGCTTGACTAAAGCCTGATCCTTGGCCTTGCCGCTGCTCATGTCCTGTTCACCAAGAATGTTCAGTACGGCTGTCTGTACATCACGAGAGAAGTTGCCGATAACAAACTCTGGGTTGAGAGATGTGTTGACCATCGACAGCCATCGATTCACAACACCAAACTTAGCAACCAAGCTGTCGATTGTGCCTACGTCAAAGGCAGTAACTGCGTCACGCAGTCTGGCATCGTTGATCCTGATGTACTGCTGTTCGCCGTTAATCTTCACCCCGAT